CATGAAGTTCCAGGTGTCGGTGATGATCGCCTTGGTGTCGGCCGAGATAACGCGGCTGTTGACCTCCTGACCGCGATGGTACAGGTAGCGGGTGCCCGCCGTGATTCCGAACTCCTCCTCAATGTAGTAGGAGATGTTCTCGATCACGCCGTTCTTGATGAAGTCGGTGTAGAAGACGCGAACCGTCTTGCCGGTGGCCGTGTCGGCGGTGAAGCCGGTCGGCACCATGTCGAAGCTCAGGCGGGTCGCGGTGATGCCCGAGACGCGCGCCCAGCCGCCGAAGGCCGCGAAGCCGTAGGTCGTGCCGCGACCGCCGATGTACACCCACTGACCGATGCTCAGGTTCATCTGCGTGAAGTTGAGTGCGGTGCTGGTCAGCGCATTGCCGCCCGTCTGCGTGGAGGCCACGTCGCCAGCAGCACCCTCGAAGCCGATGGCCTTGACGCGGGTACCGGCCGGAGGCGAGGCCACGGCGGTAGCGCCCGCCACGGTGAGCGAGGTCGAGGTCGAGGCCGAGATGCGCAGGAGCTGATCCGGCGAGCCGGGGATCTGCACGTCGGCGAGCTGGCCGGGGCTGAACGAGGTACCGCTCGAGTTGACGGCGGTGCCGGCGAGAACCGCGTTACTCGCGAGCGTAATCGCCGTGGCGGAGATGGCGGTGACGCGGGTGACAGCACCCGAGCCGAAGCCATACTTCCACGACGCGCCGTTGATGACCTCGGGGGTGCGAACCCACTCGCTCATCATCAGGCCCGGCAGAAGCGCGTCGGTGTTACCGATGCTGAACTCGGTCGGGAGATCGCCGCCCGAGGTGAAGCCGACGAGAGGATTGTCCGCGATCTGACGCAGGGGATCGATCTCGCTGCTGGTCACCGTCTCCGGCGTGTAGGCCAGAGCGGCCGAGAGCATACGGATCGGCTGCATGAGCGGAGTGCCGAAGGGCGTCTTGGGGGTATTCTCCCGGGAAACCCGGATTGCGGTACGATTTGCGTCGGACATATTCCAGACTCCCTAGGAGGTCGAGCCACGCATAGCTCGCGGGCGTGAGGTTGACAAGGGCTTTATTTTACCCTGCGAGTGTCCCGGTGGAAGGGGCAGTCCACCACCCGCCGGAACCAGTTGGAGTTCGTGCCCTCCCGTCGCTCGCCGACCGCATCCAGGTCCTGAGAGGTGGGAGTCCCGAAGACGATCAGCTCGCCGTCTACGGTTGGAAGAAGGAGGCTGTCGTAGAGAGCCTCCAGATAGTCAGCCGCCTCACGGTTCTCGGCCGCGCCGAGGCCCGAGGGGCAGTACAGATCAATCTGCAGAGACCCGAAGTTTCGGTTCAGGAAGTCGCTGCTGCCCAGCGAGGCTCGGTTCGTCGGATACGACATGTATCGCACCGTCGCCCACCGCTTGTCGTTGGGCGTGACGAACTTCACGTTCGGCCACGCGATCGGGCCGAACTCAGGAAGCCAGTTGGACTTGACGTGGGACGCCAGCGCGCGACGCTCGGACTCTCTACCCAAGGCGAGTCACTCCCCTGATGATGGCGCGGATCTGCGACTCGCCAGCGCGCGTGATACCCGCCGCCGGAGTGCGCGCGTCCTCTCCGTACGATCCGTACTCGATCTCGCTGAAGTGCGGAACGTTGTTCGTGAGGTAGAACTTCTGGAAGGGCTGCATCTTCAGCAGAGGCGCGCGCACGACGGACTCGTACTCGCCCTGAACCAGAGCCTGCTGAGCCGCGCGCCGAGGCTCCTCGCCGAGCGACATCGTGCTGGTGACACCTGGAAGACGCGGCATCATGATCGGCTTGCGGACGCCCTCGGTCGGCGCGCCGACGCTCCAGCGGAAGTTCGCGAGAGTGCGGCCCGTGTAGACCGGCGTATTCTCGAGGAGGATCCGCTGAAACTCGTCCATGGCCGTGAGGATGCGACGCGACAGGAAGATCCTGATCTCGCGCTCGATGATGCGATCCATGGAGAAGAGCTCGCGAGGACGACGAAACTTAACGTTCACTTCGCCCTCCCGTACAGAATGCGAATGGCGTCGGTGGGAAGAGGCCGGACCTTGATCACGTCGTAGCGACGACCACGATAGTCCAGATAGTCCTCCGTGCCGCACTCCAGACCGTTGAGGTCTCGACCCGGGATCAGGAACTTGGCGTCCTCCACCGTCACGGGCGACCCGGCCAGCTCCTCGGCGGTGACGGCGACGCGCATCATGCGGACGTTGTTCCTCACGTCCAGCGGCTGAAGAACCGTGTCCGTGACGGGATCGTAGTCCCCGCTGCCGTGGCCCGAGACGCTCTTGTAGTACGTTCCCACTCCCACCGCGGTCGGCAGAAGCGAGAAGACGCGCTCGACGGCGTTGTCGGTGATGTTGTCGAGGTCGATCATCCCAGGTCCACCTGAACGCGACGCACGCGGGAGCCAAACGGTGCCGCTCCCAGCCCCTGCAACAGCCGGGCAACGGCCTGTGGCACGGGCTGGCGCTTGCTAGAGGGTCCAAACTTAATCTTAATTACGTCCACTCCCAGCTCCTCGATGCCAGCGGCCGGATCGGTGCCGTCCGGATTGGCGTCGGGCGTGGAGAGGTAGTAAGCCTGCTCGCACACGGCCCGCTTGAGGGCGTCTGGGATCACGCTCGAGGCGTAGTAGAAGCCGTCGGGGGTTGGCACCCCGGCGCGCGGCCACGGCAGGCTCTGAGCCGCGTAGGCGGGCAGACCTCCCCAGCGGACCATGCCGCAAATCTGCGCCGTGGCGAAGATCAGGAGGTTCTGCTTCTTCTCGAGAAGGAGATCGTCCCAGTTGTCGGCGTAGAAGGGGTGGACTGAGAAATAGTCGTCGGCGTACTCGACCGAGACCAGACTGTTGGCCTCGGGAATATTCGCTCCGGTCTCTACGACGAAGGTCACCATCTCAAGTCTCCCTCAGCATCGTAGCCGCGAGCCGGCCGAGAAGCAAGCTAAGAAAATAGGCCCGAGCTCCGGAGAACTCGGGCCTTCAGGAACCCAGCGAGGGAACCTTACTTGGAGTCGCCGGCCTTGGCCGCGTCCCCGGACTTGTTGGCGGTGGAGGTCGTGGTCTTGGCCGAGCTGGCGGGGGCGGCGGGCTTCTCGCCCTCCGGAGCCTTGCCGTCCTCGTCCGCCTGCTTCGCCTTCCAGGCCTCGGCCTGCTCGGCGGTCATGGCGACCATCACCTGACCCTCGATGCCGGTCACCTCGCCGACGATCTGCTCGGGCAGAGCCTGAGCGGCCTTCAGCGGATTGGCGTTGAGGCGGGCCGCCTCCACCGCGCCGTTGTCGACGATCTCGTACTTGCCCGGAGCCGAGGTCAGGATCTCGCGCACGTCCACGGGGAAGTGCTGCGTGACCTTGCCGGTCTCCTTGTGCTTGATGCCGACCATGCCGGGAACGACCGTCGGATAGAGCTCTTCAGCCATTTTCTTGTCTCCCTAGGGGACGCCCGGCTTACGCCAGGACGTCCTTGGTGAGGAACGAACGGAAGTTCACCGACGGCGTGGTGCCGGCGAGAACGGCGTAGACCCGAAGATACGGATACGCCTTCGCGCCGTCCCGGGTGTTCATTACCGACTTGGCGCGACGGCCGAGTGCGGCGTTGTCCACGGTCTCACCAGCCGAGACGGAGGTGTCGCCGAGGCGCAGGGTGTCGAGCACCACCACGTCGGACGTGAAGTCCGCGGTCGTCGAGCCCTGGAGCCGGAGCTCCACCGTCTCGTCGCCCGTCGTGAGGTCGAGCAGGTCGACGTCCACGATCCAGGTGGCCCGGAGGAACCCGGTGCCGACGTTGACCACGCGCGGATTGCCGCCCACCGTGGCCGGACCCGAGGCAGTCATCGCCCCGGCGTCCTTGAGCTCCGTCGCCGCGTCGAACGTGGCCTGGAGAAGATTGCGCTGCATGTCGTATTCTCCTTGGCTTACGCGACGAAGGCCGCGTTCTTGATGCCGCGAACACGAACGGCTGCGCTGCCGTCGAAGATCGCGATACCGGCGTACCACTCAACGCGGGTGCGATAGAGCGGAAGGGTGTTCAGCTCGCCGAGATCGCGAACGTCGATGCCGCCGTTCTGGATCCCGAGGACGCCGCCCTGACCGAGCGACAGAACATAGAGCGAAGAGCTCACGGCCGCGCCGCCACCCGGCGAGGCCTCGCTGAACGTCAGCGGGTCGGGCATCTTCGCGTCGCCCCAAGTCGTCAGCAGCGGGATGCCGTTGTACGACTCGATCGGCCGACCGAAGTCGTCCTTGTCGAGCGTGAAGTTGCCGCTGATGCCCTTGTTGCGGGCGGCGGTGAACTTGCGCTTCAGAGCGCGGTTCAGAAGGATGTGGGTCGGGTTGCTGACGCGATCGATGGCCTCGTCCAGCATCTCGAGCGACAGGGCGTCGCCACCGGCCGAGTTGCCCGCGTCCATGAGCTGACTGCCCACGAGGCGGGTCTGAAGACCGTCGAACTGACGCGGCTGAACCACCGAGTCGCCCTTGATGAAGGCGCTGGTCCAAGCCTGCGACAGAGCCTTGATCTTCATGGCCTCCTGCGCCTCGCGCTGGCCCGGCCCCATCGTCTGGATGATGAAGCGGTCCACGTCGAGGTCGCCGCCGGCGATCACGATGGACTCAGTCTGAGGGTTGATCACGCCGACCGACTCGGGGAAGCCCTCGTTGACGCCACGGAACGCGACGCCGGGGAGCTGCTCCTCGCGGTTGTAGCGAAGTGCGTTGCCCGAGATATTCTCGAACGGAAGAACGCGGAGCACGTTGCTCTCGCGGGCGAAAGTCTCAATGACGCCCTGGCGAACGACGTTACCCGTCTCGCGCTTGGCGGCTTCGACCAGAGTCAGAGGCATAGTTGAACTCCTTTGGCTGTGCCGAAGCCGCTAGGCTCGTCGGTCACGATCGGAGCACTACCTCGCTCTCTCGAGCTTGACAAGTGACAAAATGCAGTTATTTGCGGAGAACTACTTCTCGGGGACCACGTGGACCCCTCGATCGTCCGGAAACACGTCCAGCAGGACGTGACCTCGGCGCGGAACCTCGTCCACCATGATGCTCTTCTTCTCGGGGCGGTACGACTTACCCGGCTTCAACCGGGCCAGCTCGATCACGCGACCGTCCTGGCTCACGGTTGAGATCCGCAGGTCCCGATTATTATCGCTCGGGTTGATTATCACGTACTTCTCGCTTCCCACGGATCTCTCTCCGGAGCGACCGCCGCGTCAGTATCGGATGCGCGGCGGTCGGGTTATCGCGGGGATGCTTACTTGTTCTGCGACTCGCGGAAGAGGCGAATGCGCTCCGACGGGGGAAGGTCGGCGAGCTGCTGCTGCGTCAGGCCGCCGAGGCCACCGCCCGCGCCGCCGCCAGCGCCGCCGCCCGACGACTCGAGGAACAGGAAGGGCGAGCTCTCGATCAGCTTCGTCTTGATCCACTCCAGCGGCGTCATCGGGCTGGTGCCGTCCGCCCCGTAGATCACCTGACCGTCGTGGTCCAGCGGGACCAGCTTTCCCTCCTTCACGCGGAAGAAGTCGTGAGCCTCGCGGATGACCGCGCGAATGGCGTCCGGGCGCACGCCGGAGTTCTTGTTGGCGACCGCCGCGCCGACCTCACGATCCACGATCGTGTCGTCCAGCTTCTTCTGGAGGTCCGCCACCTGATTCTTGTAGTTGTTCACGCTCGTCTCGAGCGCGTTGACCTGCGTCTGGTGCTGACGCTGCATCTCGCCGGTGCGCTTGGTCACGGCCTCGTCCAGAGACGTGTCCTTGATCAGCTTGCCGTCCTCGACCTGCTGCTTCGTGGCCCGAAGGTCCTCGAAGGTGGTCTTGAAGTCGTCGTACTTCTCCGGGTCGAAGCCGAAGTCGCTCGTGAGACGACCGATGACGCCCGACATGTTGTCGCGCTCGCGGGAGAGGGTGAGGTTGTTGGTGCGGAACTCGTCCAGCTTCTTGCTGGGGACCACGCTGACGACGAACTTGCCGTCCTTGGCCACGAGGTTGTCGCGCAGATCTTCCGGCGCGGCCTCTGCCGTGTCGAAGGTAAAGTCAGCCATTTTAGTCTCCTGTGCAGTCCGGCCCCGCCGGAAAGTCCGCCCGAGCCTCGGGCAGCGGGTCAGGAGGTAGCACGACGGCGGCGGGTGCGCAAGCCCCAATGCGCGGCGGGCGCGCTGCTCGAGGAGGCTCGAGAGCGGCCCGCGCGGGTGTCAGGGCAGCAGGGGCGCGGCGGCTGCGGTTGGGCTGGGCGCGTGAACGCCCGAGGAGTAGGCGTAGTAGAAGGCGACCGGACTGAGAAGGATCCACGCGAGCGAGCGCATGACCAC